CCAGTGATTTTTATAAATCACTGGCGTTGGTTGGAAGCCAACGGATATAAAAAAGAAGCTGCAAGCTGCAAGCGTCAAGCTGCAAGCTTGACAAGAAAACATTACAATGATATTGTATCCTATACAATAAAGGAGAAAGTATGCAAACAAAAGAAGCATTAAAAATTATAGGAGGCAGCCTGTCAAAGCCATCGAAAATGCCTGGCTGGTCAATTGGTTTACCTGCCAAGGAATGCAAGACAGGAGCAAAGCTTCAGAAGGTCCCGGGCAGCGTATGCTTTGACTGTTACGCAATGAAGGGTTGCTACGTGTTTAAGGTTGTTCAGGATGCACAGTACCGGAGACTGGCAGCCATCAAGGACCCGCAATGGGTCACAGCGATGGCGCACTTGATCAACAGCAAAAAGCCTGATGTCTTCAGGTGGCATGATTCAGGAGATGTCCAGGATCTAGATCATTTAAATAAAATTTATGAAGTATGCAGGTTGACACCTTCTAAGCGTCACTGGTTACCGACCCGTGAAGCATGGATAAAAGATCACCTGCATGCTAAGCCTACAAATTTAGTCATACGATTTAGCGCGCCCATGGTTGACCAGCGGGCGCCTGCTTCGTGGCCTAACTCTTCAGAAGTGGTGAGTTCAGGGGCCAGCTGTCCAGCTGCAAAACAAGACAACGAATGCAGAGACTGTAGACAATGTTGGGATCCTGCTGTAAAAGTAATTTCATACGGTAAACATTAAAATGTGGCATCACCCAAAATATTATAAAGAATTACGTAAGCGTAATAAATCTGACCGGGTCATTAGCAATGCTGAAGCGACGGCTGCAAGCGAGCGTGCACCTGGTCAGGGCCTCAAGCAGCAAGCCTCAAGCGAATCTAAACCAGAACCTAGTTCAGGTTCTCAAGCATCAAGCGACAAGCTGTAAAGCCACAAGCACAGGCCTCAAGCTTCAAGCCGCAAGCTACAAGCTCAGAGATTCTAGAACCTTGGAACAAGAAAACTGAAAAAGTTTTCTTGGGTAAAGGACCGAGGGCCTTTACCATGATAAATGTATTCTTAGGATGACGTTTATGGAAGGCAATTTGGTGAGGGGAAAATTTGATTTTGTTCCCTTTAGTCACCTTTAATTCTACAGTGCAAAAGTGCCCAGAATTATTACAGACCAATAAATCAGGAGTGCCAAGTAAGCTATTGTTTTCAATTCGAATGAGAGAAAATTCTTTAAAATTTCTTTTGATTTGTTGGTAAAATTTAGCCTCTGGACCCATGTTGTTTTCGAGGGAACATTGTCGTTCTCAGACCTCATGGCGCACCAAATTTTTAGGTGTAAAAATTGGTATACGCGGCTTTTGTGTTTTTAAAACTAACCTGTGTGTAGGCTTTGAATTACCTATTACTGTTGGTCCAACGTGTTCGTGTACTTCCATCTTACTAATTTCTTTTAACTGTCCATTTACCTCTACGAGAAGAACTGCATTTGATATTGCATTACCATGCGCTGTACCAGATTTATTTCTAGATGTAAAGTCACTTAAAAAATTTTGTAAGTCTAAAACTCTCATTTGTTTTTTAACTCGGCTGCCAAATCATTTCGAGCTTTTTCCAAAACTTTAACAGTTTTTTCTAGTTGAGCTATGGCAGTAAATGCCTTCACAAGTCTAGAGCTTAACTCACTGATGAGGTTTTTAGCATTTTGTAATTGATGTGCTGTTTTAATCCATTCGGATTCTTTCTTCTTCCATTCCCAGATTTCTTTCTTGTGTTCTTCTATCAAGAATACTAAATCGCTTGGGTTACTTTCTGGTTTGTGTGTCGGGTCAACAACTACCCTACTTTCGTTTTCATGTGTCATATCTTCTCCGTGTTCTTTCAAATGTGTGTAAGTACGTTTGTCTTTCATACCTTGACAATATAGGATAGTTCCCTTAAATTGTCAATCATGGGACTACCAAAAAGACTTACCGACATGCAAAAAAAATTTGCTGAATACTATGTATTTGGCGATCCTGCTACGGGCAAACGTTGCTCAAAAGCAGAAGCTGCAAAGCTAGCTGGCTACAGCCCAGATAGATGTAGACGTGAGGGTTCTGAACTTACCAACCCAAGATACTCACCGTTAGTAGTAAAACACATTGGTGAATTAAGACTAGAGGTAAGAGAAAAGCATGAGGTAACGCTGGACAAACATTTAGAACAATTAGATAGAATTAAGGAAGCCGCTTTGAAAAAACATTCTTTCTCAGCTGCTGGTAATATGGAAGTAGCCCGAGGTAAAGTTGGTGGCCTATACATAGACAAAAAAGAAGTACGAACAGGTAAATTAGATGATATGACAGAAGAACAACTAGCAGAAAAAAGAAGACAAATCCTGTCCGACTACGCGTCTCTTCTAAAGATGAAAGTTGTAAATGGTACTGCTGAGGAGATTGTTGATACACCTAATGAATCTTCGTTATCTTCTTCACACAAGAAGTTGGAAAAACCGATCGCTCCGAAAAGTGAATAGAACCATCTGATTCTACATCATAACCTGCAAATATTTTTACAGTTTCGCTATCTTTACTAAACAACCAACCTTCACTAACAGGTGTTGCTAATTTCATATCTTTAAATTCTTTGTCTGTACCCCAACCGCCTTCAGTTATGATGTCAATCCAATCGATCCGCACACGTTTGTATGGAAACGGCAACTGTTGTTTTACAGTTTTAGGTTTGGTGTAACTATTTATGCGTCTGGATTTTTTTGGCATATCTCACTATAGAGTTTCTACAGATAAATTGCTATACAAAATTCAGCTTTGGCGCGCGCGAAAGGCACCACTGATGGACATAATATAATGTCCACTTAACTAAAAAATGTCCACTAAAATGTCCACTAAAATTGATTATAATTGTTGGTATTGCTACATAATTTTTGTTTTGGACATTATTCCACTTTTTTTTCATGTTTTTTTTCAGCAACACTAAATTATCTGTGAGAACTCTATAATACTGTCTTTGCCTCTTTTTTGCCATAATATTTCCTCATTACGGACAACTTTTCTTCTGCTTTGCCTATTTGACCCAACAGCTTATCTACCTCTCCTGTAATGTCAACGTGCTCTGGTATCACCATGTTGTGATCCTCAATGCATTGTATCTTGTATAATGCATCTTCAATTTCAGCCTCGTATCTCTTTAGAAGCGTTCTAAACAAGTTATCATTCATTAAAATCCTCCTTTTTAATATCAACTTTTGCTTGTTCTTTTTCATCAAACTTTAGTTCATTGTACATGTCAATTCGTTTTAATGCCTTGTGTTTCCAGGCTCGAAGGTCTGCACCTTCTGTCTTGAATTCTTGATAATATAAGTCAGGCGTGCATACCATGATAACTCCCTGTTCAATTTGACTGCCGTAAACGTAGTCATGTGCCATGGCGTACATTGCAATCTGTAAGTAATAATCTTCAATCCATTCTTGTTTTTTCGGACGGTTACTTTGTTTGAAGTCAACAATAGTTTCTTTGCCATTATGCAAGCATACCAAATCTGTTGAACCCGCGTATAAACCTGGGTAGTGTAGCATGACTTCCGATCCATAATATTCTTCCACTGGCGCAAGACCAATCTCAATAATTTTTTGGGCCATGGGACGCGCCTCTTGTCCGACTGCTGTAAGATCATCGTAGCCAGTTCCGAGGATATAGTGCTCCAAGAATTTGTGCATACATGTCCCCCGAACACTAGATACATTTTTGATTCGTTCTGCTTCTTCTTCTCCAACTTTGGCCTTCCAGTCTTTTAGAAATTGTTTATTTTTGGTGGCTCCTAATATCGTAGTCACACTAGGAAGTCTAGAATTATCTATGTCATAAACCCTGGTCCCAGATCCGGGGTCCGTGAGCTGTTTTCCTTGTATATACTTGTATTTATTATGAAATTTGATTGGCTTACCAATGTTATGATATTCTTCTAAATCTTTATCTTCCATCATAGTTCTATCTAATTTATTACGTTTTGACTGTTCATAACTTAATTTTAATTCATCCTCTTCTTTTTTACCAAAGATTTCATTCATGGTTTCTTTTTAGTTAAAACTTCTATTTTAGCTTTATCGTCATAACCATTATAATAATAACCTTCTAATTCTTCTTTATCTTTATTAATTTTTTTACCAAAAATTATATCAAAATTTTTACGGTACAAGTCATTAGACACTCTAGACTTACCGTCCCATTTTTCTTTTTTACTCATAGTTTTTTCCTTAACTCTTTTAAATAATTTTCGTTTTCTCTCTCTTCAGCAGATTTTCTATTTATTATTTTATAAGCTATAAAAGCACCTATACAAAGGCACCCCATACTATACAAAAACATTCCTATTCCATATTCAACTGTCATTCTAAACTCATCGCTTGTTTATATTGTTCCATACTTACCACATTACCATCAAAGATATGTGGGTCGTAGTGGTCTATAATCTGTTCTACTTTATGTAGTTTAGTCTTAGACCAAGGCCAAATTAATCTACATATTTTATAAGCGTCTCTAAATGTACAACGCCATTTGTACTGCATCAAGTATTTAGTTCCGTCTTTGCGTAAGCCTTTGCGTGGCTTACGCACGACAGTTCCGCATCCTAATACTTCGTGGACCCAACGTATCACGTGTTCATCAGTCATAGTTATTTCCATACTGATTCTTTGTGACATAGAATATCTATAACCTTCACCATTGTGTTTCTTTTTCTTTTCTTTACGTCTAGCAAAATAGATACTTCCTTCACCATCAAATAGCCCTGCAATATAAGCTATATCTTCGTTAGTTATTTTATCCATATCAACCTCCATGCTTTCCGTGCACGTACTCGCATGAAGGCAAAGGCTCCACACCTCCACGGTACTCTACCGCTTCTTCGGTTGCCGTACAGGGAATAGCGCTAGGCATTATATGGACGGAGGTCCTTTTCACATCTTTATTTTTTATAATCCATCTTACCGTTGTAGTCGTTGGATCAAAACCATCAAAATCAAACTTAGTGCAGTTTGTTAGAGGGACCATCATCAATAAGATTATCATCAACTGTTTCATAAAATTCTCCTTCAGAGTCACAGTCCCAACACTGATGGACTGTTGATTTATCTCTATCTAAGTTAAATACTTTTATAAATCCATTACCTTTGCAGGTAGAGCATATGTGTATTGTAACTCTAGCTTTTTTTAATTTTGCCATTTAATTTTCTCGCTTTCTCATTTGCAATAGACTCAATGGTTTTTGATATGGATAACTTAGCATCGGGCAATATTACCTTTGATAATGATTCCAATATCTTATATGTTTCATGTGTTAACGAAACATTTCTATATTTTGATATATCAGTCATAGTTCCTTTCATTTATTTCTGAGCAATATATAGGATTGAATAAGGATTTGTCAATATGAAAATTTTATTAAGTTTAATTATTTGCTCACAAGTAGCTAATACTTGCATGCCGCCATACCCATGGCCTCAAACTTTTGATACTACTTATGATTGTATGCTTTTTGGTTACGAAGAATCTTTAAAAAAAATGAAAGAAATTGGTAGACAGGAAGTTAACAAACACAACATATATATTAGGTTTACGTGTAACCCTGAAGAATCAGTTTGAAATTGTGTCCAAATTGTGTTATAGCGAGATAATCTCACCACAATAACCTACACTCACTTTTCCCTCTTTAGTGTAGGTTTATCTACACATACAACCAATCCAGTCACCACTACCATCATTCATGATATGTAAGTTTAACGTGTCAACATAACCCGTTAATTTTAATCTAAGGATGTCGCACAGTTCAAAACAATCTACTTTGCCTGTCAACACTATTCCATCCATCATCTGTTTTGTGACTGGAATCAGTTGATACAGTTCGTCGTTCCAAATTATTAGTTCCATAGATTAGCGACTTGATCTATTTTCTTTGTCATTATTTCTAGTGCCATAAGTTAATATTTTTTTAAGACCAGGTGCATGCAATTCTAAGTTTGCATATCCAGCCCATGATTGCTTTATTAAATTAAGTTCCAGTAATAAAACTGACCACTGTTTTTGTGATATATTTTTACTAGTAATTGTTACTTTTTTTTCTTTCATACCTAGAGTCTAGGATAATTTAGGATGTTTGTCAACGCCCTTGGCCACGGTATTTTTTGAACATACGTCGCTTACTTTTGTTCATTTTACACAAGCTAGGGTTGCGTCCGATCGAAGTTTTGTGGAAGATAGGCTCGTGAGCCACCTTTGCGTATAAACCTTTTGCCTTAGCCATTATTCAGACCACTCCTTTACAAATATATTCATATCTTCTGGTTTGTTTACGTGTGGTAGATAAACTATTTTACCATTAATGTGTTGTTGTAAGTCAGAACCACAATTCATACATCTATAAAATTCTTTAGTAAGACCAACTAACATTGTGTATTCATCACATGTTGGACACTTACCATTAACTATCTCTGCTGTAACTTTCATATTTTTTCCTGTCATAACGTTTCTTATTCTTTATCACTTTTTGTTTGAAATGTCTTAATTGTTTTGCCACAGGATTTCTGCTTTTATTGGACTTTTGCATTACTCAATTATTCTTAGAATTCTTTTTCTATCTTGGTAGACCTCTGTTTCTGCTTCTACCTTTTTACATTTGAAGACCACCCGTTCTGGATTTACTTCTTGTTTAGCTACGCGCTTTGAATAAAGGCACGCTTGTAATGAATCTTTATAAACGTGTTCTATCATCTTTCCGTTTAGTTCTAAAATTAATGCAAATACAACCTCTATCATTGATGACCATTCCCGTTTCTAATTAATTTTTCTACATCTTCTGTAAGTTTTTTTGTTCTTTCTTTTAAAAATTCTATGTTAACAGCATTGTTTCTCATACTCTTAACTTCTCCTTCTACCTCATCTAATAATCCTGCAATATGCTCTACTAACATAAAAAGTTCAGCCTCCCCACTAGACTGACCAAGTTCTCCACGCGGGTATTTGATTCTAAATTCTGTATTATGTTGTAAATCTTTTTCAAATAATTCTAGTTTTGTGCTGTGCTGGTTAAGCTTCTCATTGATACCAAAATAAGCCCAGGTGCCGATTGCAACGAGCGCAATCAGGCTAGCAACCGTCTTCATTGGCATCTGCACTTTTGCTTCTTCTGATATTGTTAAAGGTTTTTTACTCATTTTTTGGTTTTGGTGGAGGCAGTATATACCCTTCTGGCGGCATTTTCAATGTGCTGTTATTATTGTCCATGCTTTTAGAATCTGGATTAGCCTTGATATAATCATCTTTTAACTCATCCCAAAGACTACCTGTGGGCATAGTTTCTATTTCATCTACTTGTGGTATTACACCTCTACATTTTGATACCAACAATGCAAAGTTTTCATTAAGTGCCAAACTAGGGTTTCTATTTACTTTGTTGCACATCTTCATCAACTCAAGTTGTTGTTTTATAGCTGCATTCTCTTTTGATGTTTTACAGTCTGTGCCTAAATATTTTCTAAATGTTAATCTTAATTCTTGTGAATTGCTTTCGTTCCAACTACGATCATAATTGTCATATTCGTAGTCGCGATTAGATACGGACACATCTACTTCACCACATCTAGTGCTACCGTCGTTAAGATATTCGTTTCTAGGATATGCCGGTTCCATAAACAAAGCCATAAAGCACAGTAAAGCTATAAGTATTGCTGTAAATTTGTAGTTCATCCTGGCAATCTCCATAGTTCATCCTAATAGTTTATTTCTCTGTTTAAATCCTTTATGTCGTATTCCATTTGTCTAACCCTATCAGCTAAAACTTCGTATAAATTTTCTGCCATCTCCCAAGTACCCTCTGCTCTTTCTAGTTTTGCAATAATAGTATTTACATTATCTGTTAACACAGCCATATCTCTACGAACATTTTCTATGCTCATAGTTTTCAACTCTTGTATTTCTGCTTGGTTTGCATTGATAGTGTCTGTTAAGTTAACAACATACTTAACACCAGTAAATGTTCCGACTAGCACTGAAGCTACTACCGGGATCATAACTATATTTTTTTTTAATAAATCAGCTAAATTCATTTTTTCTTTTCCTCAATTTCGTAAAAGAATTTATCAGTGTCTTCTGTTTTCCATTGACCTGCGTCTTCTACATTCCATTCATTCGTTTGTACCTTCCAATCAGGAGTTTCATCTTTCACAGTAAACGACGGGATGTTCCAGATTATTCTGTTGTTAGGTTGTGCTGCATAATTACCATCATCTAATGCTAATATATGAGCGCACTTGTGTTCGTGCG